AGGTGGGGCTGGCGGGGGGGGATCCCGGCGTGGGGGAGAAACAGCCCTGGCGGCACCCGGGTTTAGGCGGCGGCGGGGGGGGCGGGGGGGGCGGCGGGATATTCGATCACAGCCAGGCGCTGAATCTGAGCGCGGACGATCATCTGCACTACCTGAATCGCAACGGCGTGCGCGAAATGGCGGGCGACCTCGATCTGGACGGCAATGACTTGCTCAACGCGGGTAACGTGGCCTATGGCAACATCTATGTGACCGCAGGTGCGGCCGGGCAATCCTTGACCGCCAACGTTGCCGCGACCCTGACGGCCTACACGACCAACGGCGTGAGTCTCAATACCACGCCCAGCGCCGCCAACAACCGCATTACCGTCACCAACGCGGGCGTCTATCGGCTCGCCGGGACGTTCACCTTCCAGGCGGGTAACAATCAAAACGTGCAGTTCTTTGCAGCGGTCGGCGGAGCGGCAACTGTCATCGGTGGGGCGGCGCGCGCGACCACAGCTAACCAGCCGTTCCACGCCTCATTCAACGGCCTGCTGGCGTTGGGCGCCGGTGCGGTGGTGACGGTGCTGGCGACATCGAGCGGTAACACGACGCTGACCGTTACCGAGTCGCATTTGACGGTGGAGCGGGTGGGCTGATGCACGATCTATCGCAGCCCGTCGCCATCATCATCCCCACGCTGGACGCGCAGCGGGCGGAGCCTGTTGCGGCGGCGGCGCTCGCTTCCGCCGGCCACCCGGCGCGCGTGATCGTGGCGGACGGGCCAGCGCGCGGGTTCACGCGCACGGTCAACGCGGGCTTGCAGCAGCTTCGCGCGGGCGAGGATGTGTGCTTGCTCAACGACGATATAGACACGGAGACGTTCGGCAAAGGCTGGCTGATGCACCTGCGCCTGGGGCTGTACCTGCGCAGCGGGCATTATGGCCTTGTTGGTCCACGCCCGAAGGGAACCCCGGCCTATCGCGGGGTAAGGCCGGCGCACGACATTGCGTTCTGGTGCGTCCTCCTGCGCCGGGAGGTAGTAGACACGCTGGGGCCGCTCGACGAGCGTTTCACCCACTACTTCAGCGATTATGTGTATTGCGCCCGTATACGCGCGGCGGGTTGGCAGATCGGGCGCGTGGGGACGGTGCTGCTGCGTCACAAGGGGCGCGGCAGCGGCAAGACGGCGCGGCAGTGGTGGGACGCTGACCTGGTCCTGTGGGAGCAGTACAATGCAAATGGAGAATGAGCGCGGCATCCTGTACGTGGCCTACGGCGAGAAGGCGCGCGCGGCCTGCGCGCGCAGCATCGAAACGGTGCGCAATTTTCTACCTGGCTTTCCTGTGGCGGTGGTCAGCGATGAGCCGCTGCCAGACGTGGAGCATTGGCCCATCTTCCAGCCGGAGGCCGATCCGGGCGCGCGCACGCACAAGACACGGATGTATGAACTCTCACCGTTTGCCGAGACGTTGTACCTCGACGCCGATACCGAGGCCGTCGCCAGTCCACAGGGGGGCTTTGATTTGTTGCGCCTCGTAGACATCGTACTGGCGCAGGACTACGACCGCCGCGTCTGCGAGCGCCACCGCGCCAACCACGACCCGCAGGAGTTCATCACCACTATCGCCGAGGTCGGATTAGACGGCGACCTGCTCTACTACAACAGCGGCGTCATCTTTTTCAAGCGCAACCTGCGCACGCTGAACCTGTTCACCGCCTGGCATGCGGAGTGGCAGCGTTGGCGCAAGCACGATCAACTCGCCTTCGTGCGGGCGCTCTACCACAACCCGGTACGCATTGCGACGGTGCGCGAGATGTGGAACACGCACCGCCGCGACAAGGCGACGCTGGTATGGCACAATCACCGCTCGGTGGGGCGGGAAGGGGCGCCACGGTGAGGCTATGGCACGTTGGATGAACCAACGCCGGCTGTATCAAAACTACGTGACCGGGGCGTTCTCCTCGTTTTACGCGGAGGCCTGCGCGGGGGTGCGGCGGTTGACGCTGAACCCGCAGTTCCATTGCGCACCTCCACACGCGAAATGGACGGTAGACCCGTTCCTAGAGGTGGGTACGGTGCACCCGCGCCTCGTGCGCCACCCGCTGGATGTGCGCGCGCGACACTGCGAAAAGTTGGGGACGGTGATCGGCGCGATCAAGAATACCATCGCGGGCGTGTGGCGTCCGGAGAGCACGCACGTCGTTTTTCATTCGAGCGGGCACGATAGCCGCATCCTCTCAGGTTGTATCGGCGCGCTGGCGCGCGAACGCGGGCGCGATTGGCTGGGTCGGGTTTTGTTTCTCTCCAACCGCTGGGAGGCAGATGTATTCTGCGAAATTATGCAGCGGCAGGGCTGGCAGCCGGACCAGTACGCGGCCTACACGGACGGGCCGCCAGACGAGCATTACCGCATCGCGTTGGACTTCGATACGTTTTGGTATAAGCACAACGCGCCGCTCCCGATGCCGGGGAGGTTTTGGTGGTATCTGGTGGAGTGGGCGCAAGGCAAGGGGCTGCTGCCGGAGCGATTCGAGGATATGCAGTTTCTTAATGGGCAGTTCTCGCGCTACACCCTCAGACCGGGCGGCTCCAAAGAGGAACACGACGGCTATATGGATTGGGAGTATTACAGCGAGACGGAGATCGCCAGTCCTAACGGGGCGACGGAGAACAGCGTGCTTTGTACGGCGGAGGTCGCTGCGCGTGGGTGGGGATATGCGGGCAAGGCGCGCTTGCCGCTCAAGCGTGCGCTGGCGGATTTTATCGCGCCAGAGTGCAAGGATTTGCCGAATCTACACCTGCACGATCACGCTGCGCCCATCGCCAAATCAATTTTAAGCGAGTGCAAGCGCCGTTTCGATGCTTCCTGGCACGCGCGGGCGCTGCGGGTGGATTGGGACCCACCAGAAACAGCGGCGATTGATCCGCGTTGGGGGACGTGGGGCCTGGCGAGTTTGTGTGAGCATTTGCACCAAGAGGGGGTAGAAATATGCACGACTGCGGCGTGGTAGTGATGGCTTGGGGCGAGAACGCAATCAGGGAGGCCGATGCGTGTATCCGTTCGCTATGGCGGCACGCGCCGGATTTGCCGGTGTGGATCGTGGGTGACGCGGCTGCGGTCGCGCATTTTGCGGAGTGGGAGAATACCACCGCCCACGAGATCGACGTGAACCCCTTCGACGACCGAGGGCCGCGTGGGATGAAGTTCCTTGCCGGGCGCGTCAAGCCGCTGTTGTGCAAGCTGGTCCCGGTAAAGTGGGAGCGCGTGCTGTACGTGGATGTCGATTCCGAGTTCGTGCAATCTCCACAACGCGGCTTCGAGCTGCTCGCCAGGTGGGATTTCGTCATTGCCGAGGCGCGCGGGGGAACGGTTGCCACCGCGCCGTTTCGCCCGCTCGAACGCCGCGAGACGGCGGACTGGCTAGGGGTGCAGGATCACGTCTACCACAACAGCGGGATGCTGTTCTGGCGACGCTGCCCGGCGGTGTTCGAGCTGATGCATCTCTGGTCTGAAGAATGGGAACGCTACGGGGATTGGGACGAGCAGATTGCCCTGTTACGCGCCCTGATGCGCTCCGAGGCCCTGTTCCTGACGGTCCCCTACACCTGGAACACGACGCGCAACGCCACGCTCCTGCGGCACGCCTTCGGCACGCACGCCGCGCGCACCGAGGCGCGTGGGCGCGCTCCGCACAACACTGTGCGCACCGGGCGCGGGGCGCGCACCTTCGAGCAACTACTCACCCAGGAGCAGCGCAAACATTTGGAGAGGCCTGTCGAGATCGCGCCGGGCGTGGTCACGCGCCTGCGTGGGGACGACACCGACACGGCACGCGCGCGCTTGGCGCGCATCATCGGCGAGGAGATTGGCTGATGCGCATCGTCGCCGGCCTAGACCTCGGCGCGCAGTGGGTGCAGTTGTGGCGCGCGCTGGCGCAGGTGGCCGACCTTGCACCGCGCGAGATCGAGATTATTGCCGACACCGGGCGGCGCGGTATCGCGCGTAACTTCGAGCAACGGCAGTCGCCGAGCGGCCAGCCCTGGCACCCGTTGGCTAAGCAGACGCAGGAGGAACGCCGGCGCGGTATCGACCACCGGGGCATCCCCTTCCGCGTGGGGGCGAAGGAGCCGATCTTGCGACGCACGGGCGACCTGCTGCTCTCGCTGACCGATCCACGCCACCCGCGCAACATTACGAGCAGCGGGCGCTGGAACAACGAGACGTTGATCATCCTCTCCGCTGAGGACGATCCAAAGACGCCGGGGCGCATCGCGCGCCTGCACGCCGGCGGGATCACCGACACCCTGCGCTACGTTCCGCCGCGCCCGTTTATGGGCCTGAGTGCGGCAGCGTTGGGGCAACTCGACACGCAGGTGCGGGCCGTGCTGCGCCAGCGCGTGGAGCGCCTAGAGTAGGCCGAAGAAAACGGCCAGGAGCCAACAGCCAATGCCTATGACGAGACACCAGGGCAGCGCCATCCATAGCATTACGAGCAACCAGGCGGGGTGCATCGGATTTGTGTCGTTTCCGTTCATCGTGACCTCCTGTATTTCCGGGGAAATGTATGGCTAACACGTATGCGATTAGAATAACCATAGACGGCTCGGATGTCAAGGCCGAGGCCGGGAAAGTACGCGCGGCAATCGAGGCGGAGCTTGAGCGCATCGAGGTGCGCGGCGAGATCGACATCGCCGGGCTGAAAAACGCGCAGAATTTGATGGAGTCGCTGCGCAAGGACGCCGGGGCATTGGGGCGCGCCATTGCGCAGGGGATGAGCCAGCAGTTTGGCGCGTTGGAGAAGCAGTTAATCGGAATCCAAAGCCTGATTACCGGGATCGTGCGGGCGCAGGACGTGGTGGCCGATATGGGCGTCCCGATTGACGAGGACATCCAGAGGGCGATGGCGGCGACGGATAAGGCCAAGCTCAATTCTCTCAAGGCGCTGGAAGAAGTCACGTCGTCCCTAAAAGTGCTCAACGAGGAAAGGGCGGAAATTCTGCGCACACCCATCCGTCCGCTCGCCGGGGGCGTTGACGTTGGCTTCGAGAAATTCGCGCGCGGGTTAAAGCCTGGGTATCAGTCGTATCTCAGCCGCTTGCGCAACCAGCTTAATAAGGAACTGGAAGCAACAGTGGTGGAGGTCGAAGGGCAGCAGGTGCGCCTCGTGGATGCCATCGCCCGCGCCGAGGAGGAGGCGCGCGCGCGGGCGGCGCAGGTTATGCCTGCTATGAATCAGGCCCTAGCCGAAGCGAAGCTCCGCCAGGAAGAGATTGCCAGCGTCAAGCCCTTCGTCTCGGCGATGGTTCCGCAAACATCCGAAGCGATTGCCGAATTTGATCGCCAGGCCGACACGATTGTCACGCGCTACGAGAAAGTAACGGCAGAACTGGAGAAATCCACCGGCGAAGCGCGTGAACGTCTGCAAGCCGAACAGGCGATGCTTTACCAAAAGGCAACCGAGTTAGAGTTTACCGAGCCATCCGAGGAGGTGCGCGCGTGGGTTGCCGCGATGGAGGACGCCAACCGTGAGGTACTGGCGGCTGAATTGCGGTTACGCGACACGCAGCGCAATCTAGCTACCGGCGATGCCGACGAGCTAAAATTGCAGTTTGATATACGTCAACGCGCGCTTGAGGAAGGCAAGGCCGAGGACCTGCTATTCATCCGTGAGTGGATGATGGAGCGCGCGGAGCTTCTTCGCCGGCTGGAGCAAGACGGACAAAAAGAGGCGGCGAAGGCGGTACGCGACTACGAGGCGAAGGTCGAGGAGATCAACAAGCTAAATCGGGAACGCGCTGCGCGAATCGCGGAAATTCAACGCGGGGCGACGGCGGAATTGCCGAAGGGCGCGCGCGGCACGTTGGTCGATTTCGTGATGGCGGAGAACGCT